CCTCGCAGCACATCTCTTCTGGTTCACTAGAACCTAAAACCTAGCCCTACATCCATGGGCCAAGGTCAGTCCAGACGCCGTAAAAAGCGTCTGCTCGTAACCGGTAAGTACAACCTCGTTCCTGCCTCGGAGACGCAGAAACGAAATCCTCTAGCACTTCAGCCCACCGGGTGGCATCCTGATTACTCAGGAAGTCACCCAGCTGAATGGCTAGCTTACCACCGTCTCCCAAGCGATATAACAGCGAGGCAGTTATACCCAGCAGATTTCTCGGCTGGAGCCCCTCAAGAGGGGCCGCTTGGTACCTAAGCCCGAAATGTCCCTGCCAGCCATCTTTATTAGAGATGACGAACGGAGACACCTGGGCCTCATCCCAATTTACCTTGATTCCGTCGGAGTCACCAGCGTGGGCTGGGACTCTACAGGCTTCTCGGATGGGACGAGGGATCGCACGCAGGACGGAATCCCATGCGTTACGCAGTCGGCAGTCACAACCACTAAGGTCAGACCGCCGATGAGCAAGCATGCGTAGACCGTTAGCGAGGCGAAAGAGATCTTCGATCTCATTAGGTAATTCCTTTTGAAAGAATGGACGGACATCGATACCGTTAAAGTAGTCCTTACCGCATGATTCGCGAAAGGGGCCCATACGGAATGATTTCAACTCGTTAAAGGAGAAACCACAGAACGTCAGAACCCGCTTCAACAAGTCGTAAGCGGCAACAGGGACTACAATATCGTCACCATACGTTAAGACCTCGTCGGCCTCAACATTAAGTGACGTGCATACGCTCGTAGCGAGACTCCAAAAAATAAGAGTCTCGAGTTCGAACGTGTAACCGTTTCCCATAGAGGAAAACTTCTCATACTTGAACCATTGCTCGTCTAGAAAACCGACTTTAGATCGGCACAGATCGAGAAGGAAGTGCCACCGATCCGGTAGCAACAGCCTTACGAGCTCCTTTGACACAGTATCACTGGCCGAAGAGAGATCAATGGTAGCAAGAGAACCGTCTTTCGATCCCAGGAGAGCAGCGCGCTGATTAGGCGTCTGGTCACTAAGATCTATGCCGAAACGATTGAGCTTTCGTCTCATCAGAGCACCTATCCCAAGTTGGGCGTAGATGTTCATCAGGGGTTCGATAGCAATCGCTCGGTCAACAACGGCGGTTTTCGGTACGAAGGTTACTCTGTTGCCTGGTACCAGGTCAAAGTCACTGGCTCTTAGAATAGGCCAAAAGCCATACTCTTCGGAGTCAGCTATAGACCTGGCCCACTGCGGCTGGCTCGTCACGAGCAGAGCGGCAACATCCACCAGTTCATTACAAACCGATGGTCGGACTTGCAGCTTGTCATAAAGGGACGTTAGTCCCGTGACCTGGGTGTGGTTGAACGCACCTGGGCCAAACCTACAAGCGTATAGCCACTCACGGAGGTCTGGAGCAGGGCCAAGAACAGATGCAATTTTTTCGATCGCTAGGGTGATTACCCTAGCGACATCGGGATTAACCCCCGGATTAAGGGGGTTCCTTGCAAATGATCTGATCCTGCGGTTGGTCTCCTTACACTCCTCCTCAGACTGCCAGAATTTCTTCTTAGCAGCTGCCTCAGGATCAACACCCTCGATTTTAATCGGAGCTTTTTTGAGGAAACTAACGGCTTGATAGTCGTCAGCGAATCTGAAAGCGGTGTTGTAGTCGTGAGGTACTACAGCTTTTCGAACAAGTTGTTCGATTTCGCCATAGCGAAGAAGGATCTCGCATGAGAGCGAGATTGGAGTGTTGAGTGACTCATACAAGTCTGTGGCAACGCGGTACAGAGTACCTTTCGGTGCTCTGTACGTCTCAAGTAAAGACTTGAGATTACCTAAATCGCGCTTGCGCCTCACGGCAGAGCTTGATTTAGATTTCCGATGGGTTACTCGACTTCGCTTCATTTTCTGATGAAGCGAACCCAGTCATCTGCTCCGACGTCCAAAAGACGCCAGACATTTGACTCGGGGAGATACTTCCCATATTCAACCAGAGTTAGCGCATCAACGGAGCAAGGTCGAAACCAAGCATCGTTAAAACTCCCATTCTGGTTCATCTCATCCATGTACCGCGTGAACTCCCGAAAGGAGCAATACGGCACTAGATAAGTTGTTTCCCAGAGGGGGAGAAGAGTCCGTCTTGTCACTGCTTCCGCAACGACAAGAAAGCCACACGCGTAGCCACCACCCATACGATGGGATAATGACTGGAAGTTCGCATCACGCGAAATTTTCATTTTGACTCCAATTAATTAGGTGGGAATTGCGCCGCTTTCGGCTGCGGTCTTGACGATGGCGAGTGCGACGGCTTCCTTGAAGCGCGCAACAACTTCATCAACATCAGAGACCGACAGCTTTGCAGGTCGCAGGATCTCGAACGTGGCCGTGACCACGCCGTCGAGGGCTCCCGTCGTTCCGTTGACCACGGGACGAGTGAGTTTGCCCCCAGTGCGGTACACACCGGACGCCTTGTCGTTCGGAATCTTGCGACTCAGAACGAAGCGAGACGTCCCAAGAATCGACGTTGCGCCAGCCTCCGTCCACTCGATGCTATCGGTATCGACCGAATAAACATTGAATGTAACGTTAGCGGCGGCGTTATTCTTGAGGGTAAGGTCGGCAGCTGCTGCCATGATACTCCTAAATTAGGGAAGGAAAGAAATTACCGGAAACTCCGGGTGTTGCCTCTCGCCAACGCTGCAGTAGTGATAATACGTGAAAAATTCCACGGATCAAAGCTACGCGGTATTGATAGAGTGGCGGCATCAAACGATGGAATGCCACGGCCGTAAAATCTTTGCTTAAACGTGTAAAATCGACGCCCATTCACATAAGTAGTTCCCCCGCTAGAGCGAATCGTAGCGGGTTGCTCAAATGTGTAGGTTAGATCGTTCACGTTCGAGTGTAGGACTCTTCGAACCGTCATTCCGTGGAGGGCTGTCAGCCCTTCGAGCCATTGTCCGACTGATACAAACCAATCGAATACAAAACTCAAAGGGACTAGTTCCCATGCGATCAGTAGCGGGTTCTCCAATCCCGTCTGATTCAGGTTCGCTATAAGTGGGTTGTTGATTTCCACCCATATCTTCTTCCTAGTCGTATAAGAGCCTTTCAGCGTCTTATCATAGTAAGAAGTGCCTCCCCCATACGCGTTGTAAGTTGTACGAACAGTGAACAAAAATTCACTGCTCTTCTTAACCTGCACCGAATATCGAGGAGGGCGACCCCCGAGCGTTTGCTGGGCAAACAACTCGGCAGCACCCTTTACCTCTAACAAGAAGGGCATCCACCCGTACTTGTACTCCAGCCACGTCTTGTGAGACGTACCAGGAGTGAGGCCCAAGAGCTTAGCAACTTTCCGAAGGTTGCCACGCTTGAACGCCCTCATGGCATTATAGATACGCGTAATGCGATCTACCACCATGTCGGACGTCTTCCGCGCTTCAGCGGCAGACACTGCAAGGTTTACCTTGAGGTCAGCCACCTTACCAAGTAGTTCCACCATTGCATCGTTAGACACTCGAGCCGCAAACGCATCGAATGAACTCGCACTGTACAGACTGTAAAAGTCTGCGCGAATGTTAGTCATCGTATACGTGTTCCAGCCGGGTGCCGCGACGTACGTTGGAGCTCCACTTGAGAAGTAATAACCTCCGTTATAATACTCCACCTGGGCGACTTCGCGTCGATCCAAGTAAGCATTAACAGGACGGTCCTCCTTCGGGAGAGTAGAGTAATTAGGAGTGTTCACCCACTGTCGGTATCTGGCCACCCAAGATGGCGCGGTTGCGTTACTCGAGGGGACACAGATGTCTTCAGTGGGCAAAATCTTCCTTTTTTATCTACAAAACTATCGTCGACAGAGGGGAACCAGTCCATGCGGAAGTCGAATGGCTCAAGAAGCCATAGATCTAGCTCGTCAGCTTTCTGTTTAGGAAAGAAGAACGCTAGAATTCGATTAAGCACGGACATGGACCCTCCTCGGATAGTCAAAGAGCG